CGAATAGAGAAGCTATTCACCAACGTGCATATGCACTTCTTAATGAGACACTTGGGTTATCTGATGCCGAGTATCATGCCTTCTTAGAATATCAAGAGATGGCAGATAAGATTGAGTTTATGATGGATAGTGATCCAAACACTGTTCGTGGACTTGGACTTACAATGGCTAAATCTGTAATGAATGAAGGTGTAGCATTGTTTGCATCATTCGTAATGTTGTTGAACTTTCAACGCTACGGTAAGATGAAAGGTATGGGTAAAGTAGTTGAGTGGAGTATTCGTGACGAATCAATTCACGTTGAGGGTATTGCAAAACTATTCAAGGCATATTGTGCAGAACATCCTCGTATTATTGACGATGAATTTAAAGCAACTATATATGAGATGGCAAGACAGGCAGTGAAGTTAGAAGACAACTTCGTAGACTTGGCATACAAACTAGGTGAGATTGACGGACTAGAACAATCAGAAGTTAAACAGTATGTAAGATACATTACTGATAGGCGACTTATTCAACTAGGACTAAAAGGAAACTACAAAGTAAAAGAGAACCCTCTACCTTGGTTGGAGTGGGTACTGAACGGTGCAGACCATACTAATTTCTTTGAGAACAGAGTAACAGAATATGAAGTTGCTGGTTTGACAGGTAAGTGGGATGATGTCTACGAAGCCGCATAATAATAAAAAAGGGCAGACTTAATGAGTAAGAAAGAGATTTTATGTGAATCATGTGAAGCAGTATTCAGAATACAACACAATATGGAAGAACGATATTATTCAGTGGGTAACTGCCCTTTCTGCGGCGACACTCTAAATAGTGATAACGAAGATGAACTATTTGATGAAAACGATGAGTGGTAATGTGGACATATCAAGGCAAACCAATTGAAACCCTACCAGAGGGTTGCGAAGGATTTGTATACTTAATAACTAATCTTACCAACAATAGAAAATATGTTGGTAAGAAACTAGCTCGGTTTAAGGTAACTAAACCGCCGCTAAAAGGTAGAAAGAATAAAAGACGTTCTACCAAAGAAAGTGATTGGAAGACCTATTGGGGGTCTTCTGAACACTTGAATGCTGATGTTAAAGAACTCGGCGAAGATAAGTTTATCAGAGAAATTCTACACTTCTGTACTGGAAGAGGAGAATTAAGTTACCTAGAAGCCAAAGAACAATTCGATAGAGAAGTCTTACTCACAGATGAATACTATAATGGTATCATCAATTGTAGGATCGGCAGTTCTAAAGTTTTGCAAGAGGCATTAGTTCCTCATATGCATAACGACTATTCCAAACTAGCATGAATAATGCGACAGTATTATTGACTTTTTTTTATAAATATATCTGAAATACGAGAAGATGTATATGCATCTTCCTATAATTTTAGAGGAAAAGAAAATGTCAAATTGGATTATAAAATTATTCAAAAAGAAAAATACCTCTGATATTGTAAGGTTTATTAGAACAGAATATCAGAGTGATGTAAGACACCTTAGAGATGAGGATGTTCTTGCATATTATGATTATATTACACAGAAAAAAAGGAGTAGCTAGAATGTCAGTTGAAGTACTAATGAATTATGGATATAAACATACATGTAAGGTATGTGAGTGGATTGGGCATGCATTTACTGTATTGCTTGTAACTAGTATTGGAATTGCAGAATCGGCAGGACGAGCAAGAGCGGCGTCTGAATTGTCAAGAATGGGATATCACGAAGAAGCTAAGAAGTTAATGTTGGAGAGAGATGATGTTTAAGAAGTTCTTGAAAGCAATGGAATATAGAAGCTATTGCATGAGTATAAGACAACTAAGAGATATGGGTGAGTTTACAAAGGCTGATGAAATATCTGAGTTTAAACATAAGATGTATCCATCATGTTAGATCCAGATCACAGTTATACAAAACCTAAAGGTGAAAAGAAAAAAGGCGGTAAGTAAGATGACAACACTAACAACAACATATTGTGCATTCTGTAATATAGTAGCAGACTTGTATAAAAACTTCAGAGACAGTATCATACCAAAGATGGATAGAAAAACATATAGAGAATTGCATTCATTGACAGATTTGGAACTAAGAGACATTGGTATATGTCGTGGAGATATCAAAAACATTTCTATGGGAAAATCTGTACCTAGAAAAGGTTGGACAAACTAAAGTTCTCAAAACTTTTTTTAAAAAAAATTACAAGCCCTTGTTTTTCAAGGGCTTTTTTTTGTTCTTTTTGCTTGACATTTGCTGTGATAACAGGTATATTATAGGTATAGTTAATAAGAAAGAGAGAATCACTATGACAAATCAAAACGAAATCGACTTCATCGCTGCCCACAACGGTGGGATTCAAATGTTTTCAAACGAAGGTGTTGTTGGTTATGGCAATACTGTTGAAATGATTGCCTATGTTATCAAAACAAAAGGTATCTCTTCTAACGCTTTCCATAGTTCTTCAATGGACTTTGCTGATGAAGAAGGTTTTGAGAACTACGATGGTGCGTGGAAACTTTGGAATGATGCAATGGAGTTAGTATAATATGTTTGAAGTTGGTATGGAAGTTGTTCGTGTTTATCCCCAATTGGGAAAAGACAACTATATTGCAGAAGGTGAGATAACTTCTGTACACGAAGATGCAGATGATGTAACATTAGTAACCGTTATGTACAATGACGGTGCTACGAAAGTTTACACAGAAGATGCAATAAAGAATGAACTCGGCCGCCGTATGTTGGTTACAACTGGTGAGAAGGGACGTTTATTATTACAAGCAGCACTAGAAGAAGAGTGGGCATAGTATATGTTTAGTGTTGAATTTGAACATGATGAAGTTTGTATCACAGTAATGGATGAAACAGGCCAAGTTGGAGATTTAAAAGTACACTCTTTCGATGATGTTGTTTACATTGTACAGGACGATGAAAATCTTGAATCTTCAAGTGTGGTAGAGATTACTCCTGTTATGTGGGAAGAACTTCTTGCTTCAGTGAATACTTCAGAAGGATTTTTTATGAGAAAAAGATCAAAATAATGCTTGACATTTGTTATGATAACAAGTATACTGTATAGGTAAGATAGAGAAATTAAGGAGTGATTCGAATGGTAGATTTAGATTTTGTAAATTATGTTGATAGTTTCTACAATGAAAATGAAGGTATATATCCTATTAAGGGTATGACTAAATTGATGATTGTTGAAGCTGTTCAGAAACATATCAATACAGATGGTGTTGATTACTGTGGTGATAGTTTTGACCGTGAACAGGTTCGTGATATCATCCTTGATAATAATAATGTAAAATGGTTAGGATAATATTATGAAAATTAAAGGTGCAATGACAGTTTTAAATAAACGTGCAAAGTTCTTTGGCAAAACTGTAGAAGAATTAGTTGAGATGTTGGACAATGGATTTGATGATACTATTACAGTATTGGAGGCCTATGAAGTCTACAAGATAGAACAAGGTTTTGTTTGGTCTGGTGTAAATTTCGAGACATGGGTGAAAAGATAATATTATGGATTATATAACAAAAATTCAAAATGAATATAATTTCTTTACAGACATGTTGAAGTCTATAGAGAAGATTACGAAAAAGACGCCAGGTAATGGTTTCGCAAAAATGAAATGCAAAGAACGAATTGCAGAACTTGAAGCTGAGTTTGATCGAATTGATTATGCAGCACAGATAACTTACGACTAAGGAGAGAGATTATGGGTTTACATATTGAAGTTTATAAAAATGGTAAATGGGACTGTACAAATGGTGGAGTTACCTCTGGTGATATTCAAGGACTTTGTATTGAAAACGTAGATGGCCCTTTTAATCCAAGTGATGATTATCCTGCCGCTCAGTTGGTTTCAAGGAATATTATGGGTAGGACAATTGTTCATATCGTGCCTACTGCTGAGATTGAAAAAGGTTCATGGACTATGATGGGTGGACATTACGGTTCAACATCTGACTCACGGTTCAGTGATAAGGTTGAAGAAATGATGGGTACGCCCTTCTATGGTGCGCTTGCAATCCACGATAGGGTTGAATAAAATTTAAAAAAGTGCTTGACATTTGTTATTAAAACATGTATTATGAAATAGAAAGATGAGGAGAGAATCGTTATGAAATTTGTTGTTATGACCCAAGCTATGGAAAACTATGGCGCTCACGCTGGAAACGGCAAGTTTGATGATGGGAACGCCTACTGGAAATTCAAAGGCGGTACTGACTACATCGTAGAAGGTGTGGACAGAGAACAGGATGCAATGGCATTTGTCGCTGCAATCGGTATGGAAAACCATATTGATTGGAAAGAATTTCCAAGTCAAGTTATGACCTATGATAAGTTCTGTGAGGACTTTGATATGGATGATGAGTTCAGTAAAGAACATTTTGAATTCAAATTGAAATATATGAAGGTTGTCAATCCGATAACCTATGTGAGAGGAACTATATAATGGTTGAAGTTTTAGAAGATATTAATGTCCTAGAATCTTTGTTGATTGCTATGGATGAGGGTGCGTCTGATGAGAAACGTGGAGCATTGAATGCTGTCGAATCTCTTCTTGCTAAAAAGAAGAAACTTGTCGATGATTTTGAAAAGGAATACGCAGATGAAGTTGAACTGGTTGGATAGTGTTCTATAAATACTTTAGAGATATTATAATACTGGAGAAATAAATGACAGCTATTGAACACTCGATCATTTCCGTTTTATGCTTGGCAGGGTTTTACTACTTTGGAGTATGGAAGGGAAGAAAAGAAAAAGTTGAGGATATTATCGAACACACTCTTGATACTTTAGAGAATGGGAATTATATCCAAGTTAAAACTGATGATAATGGAGAAAAGGAGCTAATACCTCTTGACAAAGTAAAGTCAATGTAGTAGCCTGTATCAAGGTGAAAGGTACAAAAATTGATAATGATATATAAATCTATTGAAGAGGCAATTCTCGCTGCAAAAGAAATGTGTGAGGTATTGGAAACTTATGTGAAGATTACCAAATGTGATAAAGGATATGAACTATTTGGTACTGGTGAATTTGTAATGGAAATTAAGGACTGATAAAATGAAAAAGACGTTAGTGACTATCGGAATGATGTTTGCATCAACATCAGCAATTGCTGAGACTGTGCAAGATTTCAACAAAACGGTTGTGAACCGTGTACCATACAATGTAGAGGTTTGTGAAAACCGAACTGTTGGTGGTGGAAACGCTGGAGAGGGCGCATTTCTAGGAATGTTACTTGGTGGTGTTTCTGGTAAAGTAATTGGTGGTAATGACAAGGGTGCAGCTGCTGGTGCAATCTTGGGTGGTATCATTGGTGCTGATAAGGCAGGGAATAAAAAAGGACAAGTTCAACGTGTGTGTCATATTCAGACACGATATGAAGAAGAAGTAGTCGAAGTTTATTCTCATAGTGTTGTGACATTCTATCATAGTGGTAGACAATATCAACTACAATTTAATAAGTAACAGCTGGGTTGATTATTCTGCCCTTAGCTCAGCTGGATAGAGCAACTGCCTTCTAAGCAGTAGGTCGCAAGTTCGAATCTTGCAGGGCAGGCCAATCGAACAGAGGAAATTATGAAAGACTTTAAAAACAAGAAAAAGAATAACAAAGACCAACTACAAGGACTAACTGTCGTTGTGCGTAATGGTGATGTTAATGGTGCAATGCGTGTACTAAAAAAGAAACTAATCAGAGATGGTTTGTTTCAAGAACTACGAGAACGCTCGTTCTTTGAAAGTAGAGGAACGAAACGCAGAAAAGAAAAGGCTGCTGCAACTCGTAGACAGAAACGCAAATTGTTAAAAGAACAAAATGAAAATGGTTATTAATAGGTGAGATATGTCAAGGAAGACTGTAGATAATGTAAGTAAACCTCGTAAGAAACGTAAACCAATGACGGCCGAACAAAAGAAGGCCGCTGGTGAACGTCTTGCTCTTGCAAGAGAAAAACGACTTGCAGAAAATCCCCCACAATATAAGAGTATACATCCATCTGTAGTTGCAAAGGGTGATGATGACCCTTTGAGTATGAAGAAAGTACAGTCATGGATTAAGACGCAGAAAGAATTGTTGTCTTCTGCTCGTGGAGATATTCGTAGGAAGATTAAAGGTGCAGAGGCTCGTGTTGCAATGCATGAGGGATACGTTCGAAATCTTCAGAGATACTTGCGTGATGGTGATTATGTAGATACCGCTTATGGAGAACATCAACAGAATGTAATTAAGTATCGTTGTGTTGCAATGGCATATGAATCTGATGGTACACCTAAGAGATCGCCTGGCGTATTTTATCCTGATATCGGTGCGACATGGACTGATGATATGAAAGAGGCTTAGATGTCAAACAAAGATAAAGATGGTAACATAATTCAGTTTCCTATGCATAAAAGTAATGACAATAAAGTTATCATAACAGATACGGCACTCCATTTACATAGTGATTTGAAGTTTGCAGAACATCTTGTTGAAGGATTGGTTGTTAATCTGATTCATAATCTGAGTGAAAACGAAGTTGATGTTGATGATCCAGACTTTATTAAGAATATTGGATTTCTAATCGAAGTAGTTAAGTGTACAATTTATAAAGACATGGGACTATCACATCCTATGCAAGGACTTATAGATATGTTTGTTGCCACAGATATGGATGTGGATACTGGTAGAATGTATACTGATTTTGATATGGAAGGCCTTTTAGAGCTCATCCAAAATACTGGAGCAGATGATAAAGAATAATTTGGAGACCCGTTGGGTGGCGCCCAACTAGTATGCCGTTGGTGAGGCATATGAAGATGAAACTGTGTCGCTTAACAGTAAATAAAATCACCCGATGCAAGTATGCCGGCACTGTGTTTGCCGTTAGTGAGGTGTGGGCGGAGCGAAAGCGTTGAAACTCCCCTCACATACACATAAATTATACGGAGATTGGCGCAGTCTGGTAGCGCATCTGCTTTGGGAGCAGAGGGTCGTTGGTTCGAATCCAGCATCTCCGACCAAAATCTATTGACATTTGGTTTTATATATGATAGCATGATTAAAAATAAGGTGAAAAATTATGATAATAGTTGATATGAACCAAGTAACAATCAGTAACCTGATGATGCAGATTGGTTCGAAACATCAGAACGATGTTGATGAAGACTTAGTACGACACATGGTACTGAACTCGCTTAGAATGTATCGTTCTAGGTTTGGTAAAGAGTACGGTGAACTTGTACTTTGTTACGATAGCAAAAAGTATTGGAGAAGAGATTATTTTCCAAACTACAAAGCTAATCGTAAAAAGGATAGAGCAAAGTCAGGACTTGATTGGAATGCAATCTTTGAAACACTGAATAATATTCGTGATGAGATTAAAACAGTCTTCCCATATAAAGTAGTAGAGGTAGAAGGTGCAGAGGCAGATGATTGTATCGCTGTCATTATTCAACACATCTCTAAAACTCCTAATGAATTTGAGAAGGTTCTAATCTTATCTGGTGATAAAGACTTTATCCAATTACAGAAACACAGTTTTGTTAAACAGTATAGTCCAGTTCTCAAGAAATTTGTGAGTGGTATAGACCCTCACCTATATATTAGAGAACATGTATTAAAAGGTGATAGGAGTGATGGTATTCCTAATTTCTTATCACCAGATAATACTTTCGTTGATGAACTAAGACAGAAGCCTTTGTCCAAGAAGAAGATGAACAATTGGGTAGACCAAGAACCATCTGATTATTGTACAGAAGATATGATGAGGAACTATCAACGAAACAAAATACTTATTGATTTGGAGTGTATTCCAAGTGACTTGACGGAGAGAATTCTAGAAGCATATGAATTGCCTCCAAAAGGTAATCGGGCCGGACTACTAAATTATTTTATACAAAAAAGATTGAGAAATCTTATGAATGACATTGGAGACTTTTAAAATGGCAAAAGACAATTTTACACCACTTCTTTCTGATATATTGAAGCGGGTACATAATGCAAAAACAAAGGGCAAGAAGATAGAAATTCTAAAGGAACACGATTGTGATTCTTTGAGGATGATTATTAAATCTTCTTTTGATCCAGAAATCGAATGGGCAATCCCAGCTGGGGAAGTGCCATACAAAGCAAACGAAGCAGAAGAAGGTACTGAACATACTGTCTTGCGTAGAGAATCAAGGAAACTATATCATTTTATCAAAGGTGGTAACAATGCTCTTCCTACGTTTAAGAAAGAAAATATGTTCATTCAAATGCTTGAAGGTTTGCATATCTCAGAGGCTGAACTAATTATAGCT